GGGTACGCGATCTGTTGCCCTGGAAAGTTGATCTGAGCTCTCAGTAAATATCAATACGGTTCTGACGAGTCGCTTACGTCTCCGTCACCGCCGACAGAAAATGAAAGTAAAGAAAAACAAAAAAGCCGCCAGTGTCACCCACTGGCGGCCAACGCCGGGAGCCGTGATTATGGCATTCAGGCTCTGCTAAAAATGCCAGATAACATTCCGGCCTCCCCTGATTCAGGTTATAAATGACACAATATCTTGACAACATCCGTCACTATCTGTCAGAAAATGTACCGTCCAGTCTGAAAATGATGTGAAACACAACTATCCTTCTTAGCCAGTACTTCTCCGACGAAAGTCAGTACTGGCTGTTTTTTTATTATGCTGCCAGTGTATTTATCTCCAGCACCAGACTTTCTATCTCAACGCCGTACGTGGCACCTTTTGTGATGTCAGTTAACGTCAGCGCATTCAGCCCCACTTTCAGACTGTCTTTTATAACCTGGAATGCCGGGCCAGCCACTCCATTCAGTTTCGGAGTAACCGTGGCACTGCCGGCGGTGAACACCAGCTCCAGCGTCTGCCAGTCGTTACCGTAATCGCCGAACTCCCCCAGCTTCGTGTTTCCGGCTTTCCTGTGATGCATCAGATTCACTCTGCCGTCAGTGGTCTGAGTGAAGTACGACATCAGGAACGGATTACCGGTACCCGTCATCGCCACACCATCAGGAACGGGAGCATCCGTATACAGATAAATCCCCAGCCCGAACTGATTGTTGGTCAGTGCGCCTGACAGGCGGAACTTACAGGTCAGTCTGCCGCCCTGTGTCAGCAGGGTAATTGCGTCATCCACCGGATGCGTCAGGGACCAGGTTTTATTGCTCTGCTTGGTGATCTTAAATACACCATCTGACAACTGAATTCCGCCATCCTTAATGCTCCAGCCCTGCGCAGCAGCCTCTCCGGCTGCCGGCAGCAGGGAGATTGTGCGAACGGACGTATCTGCAGACGGACCCGATGGCGTGTTGCCGCCGGGCGAGGGTTTGATTTCCGGTGCCTTACCACTGATGAAGGCTGAGGTGCGCCCGGCTGCGTTCAGAATAGCGGTTGCCAGACGATCCGGAATAATGCTCCTGCGCGCCCATGAACTGAAATGTGTCGGGCGGTTTGATGATACCTGGTTTCCATTCGTTCTCGATGCCGCACCGTAATATCCTGATGCCGGAATATCCGGATCTTCTGCCGGCGCGTTAGTGGCGGTATTGACGCCGTTACCGTCTGTCATGAAGGGCACAAAATAAACGCCCTCACTCTCCCTGTTTTTATACCCGCCGTACACGGTGTCGTACTGGGTAGCGTATGTATTTTTCCAGTAATACGTCGTGTCACCACAAATCCACGGCACATCTGCAGCACTGCCACCATGGCACTGCGCGTTAAACACGGAGAGGTCAGCACGAAACTGTGTCAGCATGGCTGTAAACAGCGCAGGTTGCTGTGCGTGGGTGGCGGCGCTCATGTCAAACTCTCCCTGCATCCAGCACACCGCCAGCAACACATTTTTCGGGTTCTTCTGTAATGCAGCTTTGGTGCGCGCAATCAGGTCCTGATATAACGGTTTACCCACACCCCAGCGCGCCGAATCCTGGCTGGCCCCCGTGTCCGCACTGAATGTCCCCTCCGCGCCCTGGGTAAATGCCGAACCACCACGACAGCATGGTACCAGCAGGATCCCCGCGTTATTCGGGATATACGGGAGCAGTTTTTTGGCAATATGTAACCCCTGGCCGACACAGCCGTACTGCCCTTTGCTCAGGTCTGCCTTCGGATGATTCAGCGTACTCATATCCTGCACATCATGCAGGCAGTGGTCGGCCGGAATAATATCGTTATATCTGCAGGCAGCCCCACCCGGCGTCACTGTACTGCGGCGCGCCAGCTGTTTAATGCGCGGATCCGGAGCATCGTATGAATCCGGCAGCGGAAGCCCTTCACCGTAAGCCATGGCATTGGACTGCCCGGCCAGTACGATGACGTAGTACCACTCCGGCTCAGTTGCACCACTGACCACCACATCACCTTCTGCTGTAATCGCCTGCATCAGGGTATAAGGGGTTATGGCCACCGGACTACCAAACGGCTGCCAGCCCTCTTTCAGTTTGTGTGTCAGCTTTTCCGCAAGGTCTGACGGCGACGCCGCCCTGACAACATCATAATGTTTAAATGTCATTATTCCTCCCGGCCGGGATAGTGTATTAAATCAGATATGGAGTGGGCTGTAGTCCGGAAGCCTGAATGACACACGGGGACTACAGCCCAAGAAATGAAAAAAGGCCACGCAGTTGCGCAGCCTGATAAACCCTGGTTAAAATCCACACGATAACAACACAACAATATCAGTATCTCATGCTATTGCCCGAACCCATTCGGGCATTTTTTACCCATAAAAATGCCCCTCCGGAGAGGGGCATGTTTGCATGCACATTCTTTTTCTTGCATGGTGCCGGGTGCCTCCCGGTGAGTTCAGTATCAGCACCTGAACCCGCACAGAAAGGATAGAGTAGAAACACCTGCGCTGATATGCCCCTCCGCTCAGGGGGATTCACCATGCCAGTTTCTTTTAACAAACTCCCCGCAAACCAGACAACTGTCAACCGTCTGAATTGTGAGACATTTAAAATTTTCAGGGCATGACTGATACCCGGCTAACTACCTGACATCTCCTTTTTCACCAAAGGAAAAAGCACCACCACAATACCGACCACCAGCACTCCATCCGCCAGCACCGACATGATCCTGCTGGTGAAGTCCACCATCACCACCAGAAACAGCAGGAGTGCCACAGCGGCCAGACGCAGTTTTACCGTCACAGGTGGTTCTCCAGTCGCAGGCCAAGAACACCGGCGATCTCTTCCAGAACCTTACGCTCTTCCGGCTCAATTTCACCATCTGCTTCAGCAATGGCCACCGCCACATCCAGCACATCTTCCGCTTCACGCGTATCGTGTTTCACATCTTCAATTTCACGCAACGCCGCTCGACGACCAATTTTAAAGTTGGTGTCAAGCTGACCTGTGATCGTGGCACTGATAGCATTAATTTCTGACGTAAACGCGGACAACGCTGGCTGGTTACGCAAGACCTGCTCGATCTTCGCTTTCTCTGAAGCCTCACATTCACCATCTGCATAGGCCACCAGATAGGCAGCATTAATAACCGCCTGTGCCAGATCACGTTTCTCAAACTTTTTAATTTCCGCTGCTGCTCTGCGGGTTTTCTTTTTGAAAATACCAAACATCGTGACGTTCCTTTGGGTGGGTGAGCCAACGCCCGGGAGCGATCTGCCCACAGAGAAAGTCACACTGACCACTCCGTAAGCTCACCCCCGAAAGGCTCTGTGGTTGATATGTGCCGGGCGTGGCGCGGATACAAAAAAGGCCGCCAATAGCGACCTCAGTTACGGGATTATTCTGGGGTTAAACGACTGTTACTCCCCCCAGACAAAATCATCACTTCCTGTTCGATGCGAGCCATAGTGAACCTCGTACTTATCTCCCATCTTTCTTGCTTCCGTTTCTGCGTCTTCCTCTGTCGCAAAAACCCCAACAAGATGCCAGGGCGAGCTTCTTACCACAGCCCAACCTTTAACCCATCCTTTGTTGTCCTTATCTTCCATTAACACTTCAGAAACAAACATATTTATCTCCTTGTGGGTACCCAGAGATATTTTATGATTGCTCCCGGTCAGATCAATAAAGTGGCTTCAATTTTGCCTTAATGATCAAATCAGGGTGATTGACGGAATCGTACACCACCTCAATATTTTCATCCGTGGCGTCGATAAGATATTCTTTTACATAAGGACCTGTTGATTTTCCATGAAATACATCTTCAACAAGTACACTCTCCCCCTGAACAACACGAAAACTAACTTCTGTTTCGAACGGACCAATCGTCACCATCAGTTTTTTCACATAGCCTCCTGATAAGCACTCGATTTATTAGTTAATGGTGTAACGCAGATACAAAAAAGGCCCGCAAAAGCGAGCCAGGTAAATAAATATGGCGCGTTGTACTGGATTCGAACCAGTGACCGATTGCTTAGAAGGCAATTGCTCTGTCCGGCTGAGCTAACAACGCATAATGCTGATAATGGACCGCCACCGGGGACTCCGAATCTCGCACAGGGTGACGTTCTTTCCTGATGAGCTAGTGGCGGTTGGTGGCCCTTGCTGGATTTGAACCAGCGACCTGGCGATTATGAGTCGCTCGCTCTCACCACTGAGCTAAAGGGCCGATAACATAATGATAACGTTACAGAATAAATTCAGCAATATCACTCTCTCTTTCTGATTAAATTCTGTACATCCCTTGCGGTCTGCTCAAAACGTTCAGCCTCCAGCTCGACACCAATTGCACGACGCCCCAGCGCCATCGCTGCTTTGACTGTCGAACCGGACCCCATGAAGAAATCTGCAACCAGGTCACCCGGACGACTGCTGGCGGTAATCATTTGCCGCAACATATCTGCCGGTTTTTCACAGGGATGTTTGCCCGGATAATACTGCACAGGCTTGTGCGTCCAGACATCCGTATAAGGAACGGCTGCCGATACGGAAAAATAACGCCGCAGTGATTTGTACTCTTCCAGCAGGCTGGCATACTGCCGGTTCAGCTCACTGTATGTGCTGACCAGTTGGTGATGTGGCTTTTCCAGTTCACCCCGCTGATGTTTCTCTTCTGCCACCCGGGCAAACAGCACCTGAAGTTTTCTGTAATCATCCTCGTTCGGTAACTGCCACTGGCTGGCACTGAACCAGTGCGACACCATGTTTTTCTTTCCTGTGGCATCCACAATCTGTTTTGCCGTTATCCCCAGGGTAGCGCGCGCATCACGAAAGTAAGCAATCAGCGGGGCCATCACATGCTGTTTCAGTGCCCTGCCCTTCGCCTCATACCCGGCATCTTTCGGACGATACGGCCCCTGATAATGTTCCGCGAACAGAATGCGCTCTGTTGCCGGAAAATACGCCCGCAGGCTTTCCTTGTTGCACCCGTTCCAGCGTCCGGACGGCTTCGCCCAGATAATATGGTTCAGCACACTGAAGCGTTCACGCATCATGATTTCGATATCAGATGCCAGGCGATGGCCACAGAACAGGTAAAGACTTCCGGCAGGTTTCAGCACCCGCCAGAACTGCGCAAGACACTGGTCCAGCCACTTCAGGTAATCATCGTCGCCCTTCCACTGGTTATCCCAGCCCTCAGGCTTCACTTTAAAGTACGGCGGGTCCGTGACTATCAGGTCAACAGAATTTTCGGGTAACGACCGGATAAATTCCAGGCAGTCGGCGTTGATTAACTCACAACTGGATATTTTTACAGTATTAAGCATGGATCATTAAGCCTGTCTCTGATAGGCTCATTCTGCTTTTGCGCAAAGCAGATGGGCCTGAGGTTTGCTTGTGATCCGGACGCATGAGCAGATGGCTGGTGAGTGCCCCTAACACCCACCAGCCGCCCATTTACCACAAATAAAAAAGCCTTCAGGACTGAAGGCGTCTGTAACAACCGAACTGATAGTCTGCCAGCCCCGCCATAACAAGCTGGGTCAGTATTAACTGGCAGCGTTCACGTGAAAGATAAGTATTCTGCGCAATCTCCCCGACTGTCGCCGGTTCAGTGACGCTTAATTCATTAAACACCACTCTGGCGGTTTCGGTCATATCCTGCTGTTTCAGCATGTCTTTTTCCCTTTTCCGGTTAACGTGACACACCAATAACTCTTGTCAAAAAAGCCAGCAAGCTGAAAGACCGGTATTCACCACCACCAGCGCGTTTACTGTACTGACGAGATTTTCGGACATAAAAAAACCACCTAGCGGTGGTTTTTTCTTACTTTGCCATCGCGTACAAAATCGGCAAAATATCAGATTTATACGAAACATACGCGATTTAATTGACTTTTGCAATATCTCGTCGTGAAAAGGTCGCTTTTTGTTGCGCTCTTATTTTCACGGAGCAAATCAAGGATTCTCTATCGAGGCGCTTAAAAATATCGCACATCTCACGCCAGTAGTTCGCATAATTATGGCTCCAGTTATCAGGCTTAACTCCACACAGTCTGGCAAGCTCCTGTCTCTGGTAGACCTCACACCCGGTAACCCATCCTCTGACATCCTGTGCCGCCAGCCAGATCAACTTCTTCACACGCTCCAGCGTTTTCACTGCAATTTTTCTGGAGCCGGACTGAGTTTTAAATTCACTCCACACCCACTGCGTTATCGCGATCTGATGCTCCCAGCAAATGTTTCCGCCATAACACCACAACAACCACGCCTTCTGATGTTCTTCCAGTTCCAGAAGGGCACGCCGCCACGATGATGTTGCAAACTCAACAGGACTGACCAGCGCAATTGATGAGCCTTTCGCCAGTGATTGTTTACCCTGGATCGGGGGATTATCCCGCGTGATCATTTTTCCAGTTACCTCATCGCGGTAACGAATTTTTTTGCGTCTGTAACGCCCTGTATCGAACAGGGCATTTTCCTGCCAGGCTTCCAGCTGGCCTTTTGTCGACCCACTGAGATCTGCAGTGGCAATCATGAGTTGCTCACGAACAAACTGTAAATACTGGTTATTCATGCACACCCACCTCTGTAATTCTTATTTCCAGCCGTCCACCAGATACTGGCTGACCACGTACAATATTGATTTCATCAAACTGTTCATCGTCCATTAACAACCCCGCGTGCGTCAGCGCATCCAGCGGTGCTTTCAGAATATTGTCCAGGTCACGGCGGCGCTTATCCGGTGGCTCTGCAATAATTTTTATTGCCAGCCGTCCGGACAGGCTTAATTTCAACTGCTGCTGGCGAACAATAAACGCCACTGCCCGGCGATAACGCTCCCCGGCTTTTGATACAAAATATGTGCTGCCACGACGTCGCCAGTAAGTATTCACCGTCGGCGGGTAAGGCAAAACAAACTCTATACACATCAATACCCCCCTTTTACCCAAGCACACCGGTTGCAAAGGCGTGATCAAGAAAACGAAAAATTAAATCAACCTGAGAACCATGCTTTTCTTCGAACGCCAGCGGATCCGCATGAAGCTCGTTATGATGCTCCCGACACAGCGGTAGCGTGAAAATATCGTGAGATTTTGTCCCCATTCCGCCCTGACCATGACCAATCAGGTGATGGGGATCGTCGGCTGGCTTACCACAACACGCACACGGCTGTGTCTTCACCCAGCGAGTGTATTTCTCGTTAACCCAGCGGCGACGTTTAGGTCGTTTCATGAAAGATTCCGGAGACTCAGGATCAACGGCAATGCTGACCACCGTCTTTTCCTGTGGTGGGTTCTGTTGCTGGTGGGCGTGAGGCAGCGGCGCAAGATTTTTTGTGCGCTGTTTCAGTATGCTGGTGGCGGTCTGCTCTCCCGGTACGATGTCGCTTTCACGGTACATGGAGCGGATTTTTTCCGCACGCAACCCCAGCGAACGACGTAATACCGCTTCCGGTAGCGCGTCCGCCACCTGATTGCGGACCGCCCACCAGGATAATTCAGCCAGAGATAATTCACGCTCCTGCGTACCGCTTATTGCGTGACCGATGACGTCAATCATCCATGCTGACAGGTTTTGATGAGCAAGTTGCTCGAGTGATTCGGATGTCTGGTCACGCAGCTGGTTGTCGCAGTGCCAGCACAACACCATTGCGCCGGTACCGTAACGGTGAATGACGGTTTCGCTGTGATGATAATCACCGTGTAGCCACTGGCAGGATTTCACGTGACGTAATAACCAGTCAGACAGTGCACCAGCGCCACCCGCAGCACGGCTCACCCGCTCATCGCTGAAAAATGGCAGTAGTGATTTATCTTCCGCCAGCGGCTGGTGAACGGCAGGTACAACCCCGGACGGCAGAGCTCGCATGCTTTTTGGTTCCGGCTCCACCAGTATTCTGCCGTTATGGAATGCTGACATTGATTCACGGCCTGGCTTAACGATAACCAGACCGAGTTCCGGTACCAGAACAGGTCGAAGTAATACCCGCACATTACCTCCAGATCCGTTGCTGGAATGTGCGGGACGGACGCGGTGGCCGTTCGGAGTAAGGGAGCCTGACGGAGATTATCCAGTGACGGTAGTCGAGGCTAAGGGCTTTTTTAACCTCGCATCCGCGCCTGCGGTAACACTGAATGAGCCATTCGGCCTGTTCTTCAGTGCATGGGGGATGCTGGTACCAGTCAGATTTGAATGCGTGAAAACACCGTCCGCGCCTGCTGGCAAAGACGGCAGAATCATCAGAATTGTATAATTTGGTATCGTGCGCCATCGGTTGTCTCTGCTGGCGCAGCAGGTGCCAGTTGTTCAGGCTGGCGTGCGAATTGTAAACCAGAATGCCAGGAAAAAACAAAACCCGCCGAAGCGGGTTAAGTGCGGGTGCGTTGAGGATGCCTGATTCATCAGAGGTGGCGAGGGATTTCTCCCTCGCCAGGTCTCTTACTCCTCAGGTTCGTAAGCTGTGAAGACAGCGACCTCCGTCTGGCCGGTTCGGATTCGTACCTCGCAGAGGTCTTTCCTCGTTACCAGTGCCGTCACTATGACGGTGATACAGATGACGATCAGGGCGATTAACATCGCCTTTTGCTGCTTCATAGCCTGCTTCTCCTTGCCTTTCGGCGCGTAAGAGGCTAACCTACATATGTCTAGCATGAAATTGGCCTCAGATTAATGTTAGGCGTCTTGCAGGACGCGTAATGTTAACTGGGGCTTTTCTCTGTCTGCCTTACG